TATTTTCTATATTTGTCAAAAGATGCCACATCATGATATACTATACTAATAATAATATACTTTGGATCCCACCATAGTCTTAATGTAGCCGCGGCACCAAGCCAGCGCGCGTTCTACAATAAACAATCCATACTTCCAGAAAACAACTTTTGGAACTTAATATATACAATAAAGAAAAACAGATTATGAAAGCAACACATTACGACAAAGGAAGAATGTATCGACCAATCAAAGCCCGGTTCGATCCACATTATTATCACAATGTTTTCTCAGAACATATTGAGGCGGCAATAGCAATACTTCTACGAGAAGGTTCAACAACAATCACTATAAAGAATGTTGATAAAAGAATCAAAGACATCATTGAAGATCTATTTGGTGAAGAATGTTCATTTCAACCTGGCGGGGTATTAAATCCTCCTAGTGATTGGAAAGAAGGTGAAAAAGTCTTAGGCGACTATTCAGAATATGAAGAGCAAGCCATTATGATTGCCAAAAAGAAATATCCATCATTTTATACAATAGATACTTTAGAAGACTTATCTAATAAATACGGATACTAGAAATAGGCCGCCCGAATTCGGGCGGCCTTCTTATTTCCATATATCATCCCAAGGTTCTTGAAATATGAAATCGTATCCAACCATTCGTAGATATCTTTCAACTCGCTCATCTACTCTTATTCCTAGTTCAAAAGTCTTTTCGTGATGTTTAATAATAGTATTACAGTATTCTTGTTTTAGGTTATACGGAACATGATCTTTTTCATAAGCATATTGTCGTGCATAAACTCTTTGACAATCATTACATAGAAGCGATTGTCTTGTTTTTGTTTCATTTATAAAACATCTACCACAAACCTTTACACCATCCTTAAATGTATGATTATATATTCGAAGCATTTTAATCTCTTTTTCCTTTTTTGGTTTTGGACCAGGCTTCAACTTGTCTTTAGGATCTTTTAGTTTATAAACTTTTTTAGAGTATTTATGAAGTGGGAAAAAGTCTATTACTTTTTGTAATAACTCTCTTCTTCTAATAAGTTGATAAAGTCCAAAAGAATCATCACGTAGTTCTTTTAAAGATTTATATTCTTTTACCTTTTCTAATATATCTTCGTTTGATTGTTTTCTAGCATTTATTCTCATACTTTATATATAAAGAACATGACGCCCTATTATAGTATATCCTTAATATCTTGCTTATAACCTGTCATTTTCTTAAAGAACTCTTTTAAGATTACAAAAAATGACCTATTTCCTAAGAGCATTGAGTTCTCGTCTAATGATTTGGTTTCGGAATAGATCCATATAGATGTTAGACCTTTTGCGAGTAGATGTTGAATACCAAATGCCGAACCACCTAAAATATAAATATCAATCATATAAGCCAACATTACAGATCCTAAATATAAGAAAACTTTCGCACTTAAACCACGACGTAAAAGAGCTGATTTAAAAGACTTCCAACCTTTCATCTTAACACTTACATAGATTGATGAAATGGTGTCAATAGAGATTGCCATAATAAGCAGGAGTAGTAAGCCTTTGATTGGTAGAAAGAACGTTAGTATAGAAAAGAATATCGGTTTTAAGTAGTAGTGCATCTGTTTAACTTTTTAGTAAATATAAAAAGAGGACTTTTAGTTTTTTAATAGATATAATAGTATGACTAGAGAAGAGAAGATTTTATTAGCGATTGAGAAAGGAATAACTTGTGATCCTGTGAGTGGAAAAGTTTATGGAGTTAGAGGCAAAGAGATTTTAAGAAAAACTGATAAAGGTTATATAAGGATAGGTATAAAAAAAGATTGTATTAGATATGAACTAAAAGCACACCAGTTTGTATATTACATATCTACTGGTAGAATAGTTGAACAAATAGACCATATAAATGGTTTTAGAGATGATAATAGAATAGAGAATCTTAGAGAGGTTACAAATCAACAAAACTGTTTCAATAAAAAAGAAACAAAAGGCTATTACTTTGAAAAAGATAGAGATAAATGGTTATCACAAATAACAATAGATGGTAAAAGAATACATCTTGGTAGATTTAAAACAGAACAAGAAGCAAGACAAGCCTACTTAGATGCCAAAGAAATCTACCATATAATATAGTTATTTTCTTTCTACAAAGATCATGTAGAACGAATGTCTACAAAAAGGTGTAGTTTCACCAGTTTCTGGATTAGTATAAAATCCTCCCGCAAAATCAAATACAGGTAGATTAGAAAATCCATTAGACATATTATTGATGTCTTCTTTTGAATAGAATCTATTAGCATCAATAAGTTCAGTGCAAAATGGTCTTGTTCTACCATCAGGTAATAGTTTAGGACCAGATATACCTTCTCTTAAATCATATCTATATCTTATTTCATATTTATCACCTATTTTTGGTCTATTAGTATATTCTCTACCTTTGGGTTTGCGACCAGGAACACCTGTCTTAATAGCAAGTTTAAACTCTTCGATAAGTTCAGGAGTCATTTGTAAACTATCAATGATTCTAAACTTATGAGCAGGTTCTCCAAGTTCTCTAATCAGTTTTACCTGACGAGCCAACTCAATCACCTTATCCTCTTTATTCAAAGACCTTTTTATATCATTTATATTACAAATATTACACATATTATAAAGTCATTATTATTCTACCTGATTCAACGTGTGAATAGGTTGCTGGTAAAGATATAGTTCCAGAAGTTGGAATAGGTCCTTCGCAAATAAAAGCGTCATACGACCATTGAGATAGACCGTCATAACCATATCCACCATAACCAGACGCAGTAAAGGCAAGATATCCTAAATAAGGATCATAAGTTCCTGCTGATGATGTAGCTATATTTATAATAAACTCATTATATCGTTCAGTACTTAATGACAAGTCAGAAGTGGCATCTATTGTAAAAAGGACTTCTTCACCAGTTAAAGCATTGTTTATTTTCCATAAATAATATGGACTTAATAAAGCATCATATGGACTATAAATCATTTCATTAAATGTAAAGACACAATCATTTGCGCCCGGAGTCAAGATTATCATATTTAAGGATTAGGATTTTGATTTCTTCCGTAGTTTATTCTTTGATTGCAATCAATACAATCATTATTATCTAAATAAATATCCGAATCGAATGATGAATCAAAGTTAGGGTAAATAGTAACATCAGTCGTATTTAACCATAAAGGAAAGTCAGCAGACCATCTGTCTAAATAGTTCTTAGCCATTTCTTCAAATGCCTCTGCTCTATTCTTTAACTCGTGTCTTAGGTACTTCATATCTTCTAATGAAGATGGTTGAGCCATTTCATCTTGAAGTCTTACGGTTCCTTTATTTCTTATTTTGATTGCTAAGAATGGTATAGCAAGTTCTGCTGCTCTATTAGCAATCGATTGTTTTAAGAAATCAACAAGATTAGTTTCTTTTGTGTTTAATGTATTTGCCTGTATTTTATCAGTTAAATCATTATAAAGTAGTTCTCCTAATATTTCTCTCGTATAAAGAAGTTGTGCTGTCTCAACATGAGATTGTAGTTCAAGGACATCTATATTGTTATTTAGTGGTGTCTGAGCCTTTAAATAGGCTTGATTGATCCAAGAGTAAGTAGTCATTATGCTGTAGGATTTATTTTTAATCTATTTAACTCGAACTTGATATCAAATCCGTTCAAAGATAGTATTCTGTTTATTGTTCTTTCAAGATTCATTTGGTCTGGTCTAACTACGAAGCGTTCGAATGCTTGTACTTTCATTCCGAAGTCTCCTGTTCCAAGTTGTCCTGGAATGGCTATACCGAATAGTTCAGGAGTTGTTACTCTTGCACCAGTCAAAATCTTTTCAGTTATTTGTGAAGCGATTACCGTAAACTGTTTGTCAATAGATGCAACATCAATAGGCATTATTTCAGGTGCTAACTCTTTTCCATCACTAAATAAAACAACTGCTTTACCTGTGTTTTTAACACCACCAAAACTTCTTTTAAGACCATTTACAATAGAACTTCTTTCATCTAATGAACCTGGTTTTCTAAAGAACTTGATTACAACTGATGGGTTGAATCCATTTTCTATTAAACTTCTGTAATATAAACCTGTTTGTGATTCTAATGTAATCCAATCCATAGATGCTTGATAACCTGGTTCACCATAGTATTCATTTGAAACCATTTGAACTGGTACATAAAGAATCTGTCTATGATCTTGTTTGTTTTGTGGGTCTAAAGAAGGAATCTCTATAACCTCTGGTCTATGACAAGCCCAATCTCTTGAATAAAAGTATTCTTCAATAACTCCTTCTTCAAACTTTCCAGAACGAATAGTTGCTGGGTCTAATCTATTTACTTTTACAATCTTTGTAAAGTCTAAACTCCAAATAATCTCATAGATATAGGCACCATATAACTGAAAGTCTAATGAAGTATCAGCAAGGTCTCTTACTATATCGTCTATGATTTTTAGTGCATTTACTTTTTGACCTTCATCTAAATGATCCCATTTTACTGTATAGCCGTCACCTGCCATCATTTGAGACTTTGTCTTTACGATTGCTTGATGGGTCGGACTTGAGTTGAACATGTCTTTTAAAAATGAAGGGTACATATTATCTCTTCCATATTTAACATATTCGTGGTTTCTATCTTCTTTTATAGTAGGTAAGTCAGTCCATTGAGATAAAGAAAATCCTTCTACACCGTCTGGTGAATAATCTATTGTTTCTGGTTGTGAAACCTCAGGATTTATTTTGTTTAGTTGATAACCGAAAATCTTCATATATTGTTTTTATTTTATGATATAAATATATTTGACAACATTTATGTTTTTTATGATGGTAGAACGGAATAAAGTCCGTATATTTGATAAACACTAAAAGATAAAGATTATGAAAGATATAGTAGAATATTTAACAGAACTTGGTTATGGTAATAGAAATCCCTTCGGTCATAAAATAGATGACATAGTTGATATGGTTAGAAAATGTAAAAATGAGGACGGACAAGGATTGTTTTATGACAATGAGTTTTTTAAGTTAAAAGCTATGATTTTGGCATATGACAGAGAAATAGCTTTAAATAAAGTTTTATCATAAACAAAAAAACCACTCATTAAGAGTGGTTTTTTATTTACATTTACATATTCATTATGCAGTTATTGCAGCAACGATTGTTGGATCGATACCATAAGCTTGTAATGGTTCCATCGCTGTAAAAGTTACAGTATATCCATTTGCATCCGCCTTAGCAGTTCCAGTTCCGCCGTCTATGGCAGTTACATAAGAACCTTCAGATAAGCCACTTAGCCAGAAGTTGCCGTTAGAATCCTCGATTACCAAAGAAAGTTGTTTTTGCCCTGCGATAAGTGCGTCGATTGCAGTTCTTTTAGTAGTTTCTCTTCTTGAAAGAACCAAAGTAAATACTTGATTAAAGAAAGTAGTTCCTGCTACCATATCAATAGCAACCGTTTCTTGGAAAAGATTTACATTTTTGTTTGTATCAAACTTATAGAAAGAAGCAGTAACACCACCTGGTGATGCCATCGTGATAGCATCAATCCAATCTCCTACTTGAGGAGCAGTTGAAGCACCGATTGTTACTGCGGATACATTTTCAAAGTCTGCTATTCTGATGGTTTTAACACCACCTGAGTTAGTTTCGCATGATTTAGTCAATCCTGCGGTAAGTGCATTACATATAGCCATTTTATTTAGTTTTATTTTTATATAAAGAGGGCATCAAGCCCTCTTTTATTAGTTATTTTAGTTATAATATACGATTTCAGATCCATATACATATCCAACTGCGAACTTAAACTCAGCAGTCATTCTTACTGTTGGCTCACCAGTTACATTTGATTGTGGCAAGATTTGTACTGCTTCAAAGTCAGAGATTAAATCTGTTAATAATAAGAAGTTAGATAATCTACCAGCTACCATTTTTTTATCACCCATTCCTTTTGCTTCGATAACTTGAACTCCTAAGAATCTTAACTCAGCGTGATCTTGCATGTAGTATGCCTCAGAAGATGCAGCAGCTAATGCTTGTCTGTATAATCTGTATATAGTAGAAGGAACCATAATAACAGCCTCATCTAAGATTTGTGGTAAAATAGCATCATATACTAAACTGATTTGTGAGATTACATTACCAATCGTTACAGAAGCAGTAGCAGCAATATCAACAACAGCACCATCAGCTAAAAGTTGTTTTTGTAATCCGTCAGCTAATGATATAGGGTAAGACGCTGTTCCTGTGTCACCTTTCCATACTAACTGCTCTAAATCTGCAGATACTTTGTTAGAAACTTCATTCAATAAGAACTGCTCAACAGATGGAGGCATAACCTCAGCGTTGTTAGATCCTGGTCTCAATAACTGAGATAAGTAGTTAGTTTCAAAAGTTCTCTTACAATAAGATAAGTTGATTTTGATTGGTTCAACCTCGAAAGATTTTTGAGCCAAAGTTCCTTCTCCTGTGTTAGAGAATGTACAATCAGCAGCTTGTAAAATCGAACCGATGTTAAGTTGTGCTAACTTGATTTTTGATTTAACATTAGGAATCAAAGTAAATAAACTTTTAGACGATCCAGTTAAAAGAGCGTTTGCGTAGAAACCCTCAGCGTCCTTTCCGTAGAAAGTTGTGTTATCTGTGAAAGATAGTTTAAAATCATTTTTCATATTTTTGTGTTTTTCTTTTTTTATGTTATAAATATAACTTGTGCTTTTTTTGTTCTTTTTTGTTACTTGTTTATCAAGATAAACAGAGTTCCACTACCATTTTTTCAAAGAACTTAATCTTTCTAAAATGTAAGTTTCGTTTTGTTCCTTCTTGATTTCAAGGTCAGATTTTACCTTGATACTTGGAGCACCAGCAATACCTGATAAGATTTGAACTTTTTCTTCAAGTTCTTTTACTTTTGCGTAAGTGGCTTCTTCTTCAGTTGTTGGTTCAACATTTTCTAATGCGTCTAGTCTTGAAGAAAGATCAGCAATAACGCCTCTCAACTCATCAAACATAGTTACAAGTTCCTCGTTAGAAGGGCCAGTAGTAGTTACAGGAGCATCTGTTACAGGAGCTTCAGCTAAATCTTCACCTGCCGTTTCTGGGTTTGGAACCTCAACAGCAACAACTTCACTTACTTTTCCGTCAAGGACAACTATTGTTCTTCCGTCTTCAAGAACCCATCTGTCATCTGCTGCGGCCATTGTCATTGCTTCATCTGTAAAGATTGCTGTTCCAACTTCAATAACTTCACCATCATAAAAGATAGGTGTTGCACCATCTCCTAACAATGAGGATCCTAAGTCATATTCTTTTTCCATATTTGTTTTTTTT